TGCCTCTCGAGTCACGACAACTTTTTTTCTGTACATGTACCAAGATGATCACGATCGAAGAAGTTCTGAGCCGCGCTGCCAAGTACCTCGTTGAGGGTATTGTTGTTGCGATCGCTGCGTTCGTGATCCCAGCCAAGTCGATGCGCATCGACGAGGTCGCTCTAATTGCGCTGACAGCTGCTGCCACCTTCGCCGTGCTCGACGTCTACTCACCGGGAGGCTACGGTGAGGCTGCCCGTACAGCCGCAGGATTCGGCATCGGTGCCAACCTGGTTGGCTTCCCGCGGTCCGCTTGAGGGGACTTGCAGTCCCCTTCAAAACCCCTGGCTGGTTAATCCCCTGGCTAGTTGAATCCCTCTCAACCCCACGCCAGTTAACCCCTTCCCTTAGACCCAAGCGCATAATTCTAGGCGCTAGGCATTTACTCTAGGGTGTCGGCACAAATGCCCACCCCAAATCCTTGCATATCTTCCTCCATACCACGTCTTGCTCTGCCGTCCGTGCTGGATCCTTAAGCATGATGATGTCTTTGAGGTACTTTCGTTCCCCAAGGAGTTCAAACAGCTTATACAGCACATAGCAATAGTGCAAAAAGTTGACCCGATCTTCCGGGCAATGGACCGCATAACGCTTCTCTACGATGCTGAAGAGGCTAAAGAGTTGTTGCTCTAGGCTCGGGGGGACCACTGGGGGCGACACTCCCAACTTGTTCCAGATGAAAGCAATGTGTTCGTAATGGCCATTGAATCCGAGTTTCTTAAGCAATTCCTTTCTCTCTATGACGCTCAGATCGCCGGCCCTACGCCGTTCCTTCTTTAGTTGGGCCCGAATCCGCGCATAAACCTCATCCGAAATGTTGGTCGACTCTTTGCCTTGGAATTGCGCCACAATCTCACGAAAGTGGTTGATGCGTTGGTATGAGTAAAAGGTGACTTCCTTGGGTGGCTCCTTATAAGTGAGCCGATCATTTTCAGACATGAAGGGCTTGGAGAGTCCACAGGCTCGGCAGGTGCGCATTCCTTCGGCTTCGATCGGCACCATTTCGCCACCACATTGGCACCGAAATTCACGACTGACCGTCATCTCGGCCATCACATCCTCAACTTCAGTGGCGGCACGATATCTTTCTGCGGCGCCCTCGTTCTGAACCGCACCGTGTCTACGCCCGAAGAAGAACGCATCGATCTTGGCCGAATTCTCAGGAGTTGGCTCTGTGCTCTCCTTTTGGCGTTGTTCGAAGTACTCGAACAATTCACGAGAGTTTTCGAGGTAATATTCTTGGCGAGCTTTACGGGCATTGCGGATGTGTCGTTCTAGCTGAGCGATCTGCCTGAGCACCGAGGCGGCGTCGTGTGTGGGGACGGTACAAACGGCGGCGTTTGTGGTTGGAGCCTCAATAGACGCCTTTAGCTGCTCAAGTTCGTTATCCCATTTGTCTAGGTTCTGTTCGTCCTGTTCGATCATTGCGATCCTGTCTTGGTGTTTCCGATCGAGAGTACGACGGCTCGGTTTGGGCTGTGGAATGGTGCGAGTTGATCGTTGCCTCCACATAAGGGAGGTCTGCGCAATTCCCTTAGATTAGTTTTGGACGATTTGGCTCAATTTTTTTTCTGCACAAGAGTTAAGCGATGGGAGGAGGATTGATGCAGCTCGTGGCCTACGGTCCGCAGGACGTCTACCTCACGGGTAACCCCGAGATCACGTTTTGGAAGGTCACGTACCGGCGCCACACGAACTTTGCCGTGGAGTCGATCGAGCAGACGTTCAATGGCCAGGCCGACTTCGGTCGCCGTGTCCAGTGCGTCATCTCGCGCAACGGTGACCTCGCATACCGGGCGTACCTCCAGGTGACGCTCCCGATGGTTGATTGCTCCATCTCGGGTACGCTCTCGGGCGGCTCCACTGGTACTGACAGCGACGATCTTGCGACGGCACGCTGGCTCAACTATCCTGGTGAGCAGCTGATCTCGCAGGTCGAGGTTGAGATTGGTGGCCAGCGCATTGATCGCCAGTACGGTGACTCGATGCACATCTGGAACCAGCTGACGCTCTCGGATGCTAAGCGCCGTGGCTACGACAAGATGGTGGGTCAGACCACCCAGCTGACCTTCCTGGCCAACGGCCGCCGGAAGGACGCCCCGGACACCCCGTGCTCGGCTGGGACCGTCTCGCCGCAAGAGTGCGAGATCCGCAACGCGCTTCCGCAGACCACCCTGTACGTGCCGCTCCAGTTCTGGTTCTGCAACAACCCAGGTCTCGCGATCCCGCTCATTGCGCTCCAGTACCACGAGGTCAAGATCAACCTTGAGTTCAACCTGCTCGAGCAGTGCTTGTGGGCTGTCAAGGCCAACGCTGTCAGCGGCCAGCCCAAGTGGCCTGGGTCGTCGGCTTCGGCCACCAACATGCAGCAGACCTACTTCTACAACACCCTCTCGCTCGTGTCGGCATCGATCTACGTAGACTACGTGTTCCTCGACACCGACGAGCGTCGCAAGATGGCTCAGTCGCCGCACGAGTACCTCATCACTCAGCTCCAGTTCACTGGGGACGAGTCGATCGGTTCCACCTCGAACAAGATCAAGCTCAACTTCAACCACCCGGTGAAGGAGCTTATCTGGGTTGTCCAGCCAGACGCCAACGTTGACTACTGCGGCTCGTTCATTGCGGACAACACCGACTACGCTTGCACCACGGGCTCCTGCGGCTCGTGCTCTTCGTGCGGCGCCTCGGGTCTTTACGCCGTCTTCGGCGCCCAGCCGTTCAACTACACCGACGCGATTGACGTGCTCCCGCGCGCCTCGTTCGCTTACACCAATCCGCAGAACGACAGCACTGAGCTGATTCACGACTGGGCGCTCTCTGAGTGCGACTCGCTCCAGACGCTGGCTGCCCCGTGGTCGCTCCAGATTGAGCCGACGTCGCTCTCGAACACCATCTTCACCAACGCCACTGTGCAGCTGCCAGCGGCTAACTGTGATGACATCCCGATTGAGGACGCTACGGATGTCGGAAGTGCTCAGACTTTCTTCAGCGGCACCACGACCAATCTGGTCCCGTCGCCACTCGGCGTTGATCAGAGCAACCCGTCGGCTAACCGTGCTCTCCAGTCATCTGTCTCGATGGCCGGCTCGGTCGTCCTCACCAAGGCTGCCCTGGGCATGCACTGCTGGGGTCAGAACCCAGTTATCACCGCCAAGCTCCAGCTCAACGGCCAGGATCGCTTCTCGGAACGTCTGGGTACCTACTTCGATCAGGTTCAGCCGTTCCAGCACCACACCTCGGCGCCGGACACGGGTATCAACGTGTACTCGTTCGCGCTCAAGCCTGAGGAGCACCAGCCGACCGGCAGCTGCAACTTCTCGCGAATCGACAACGCCTCGCTTCAGCTCGTGGTCTCGGCCAACGCTGTCGGTGGCAACAAGACCGCAAAGGTGCGCGTCTACGCAATTAACTATAACGTACTCAGGGTGATGTCTGGAATGGGCGGCTTGGCCTATGCCAATTAGAGTTTGTAATTCAACAAACCACACTGCAAATGCTCACAACGTTCGCCTATTTTCTTCCAAAATATCAGACACGACATCATTGGGGCCGAGAGGCCCAGATGATGAGTCATCAAATCAACAAACGTACTGCGTGTAATGTCTGGTCGAAAGGGGCATAGGCAAGTCCGCTCAACCATGTGCATGGGGCGCATCTGCCACGAATGCAAGCTCAAAGAACCGACTTTCAACCTTCCAGGCAAACCGCCGCAATACTGCGGCAGTTGCAAAAAGGAAGGCATGATCAACGTCAAGTGTGCCCGTTGTATGGTTTGCAAACTTAAGCAACCTAACTACAACCTGCCGGGCGTTCGTCCTGCGACCCACTGCGCCGGATGTGCGACAGAAGGCATGATTGATGTGATGTCTGCAAAGTGCATTGTATGTGGTGTCCGACGTCCCACATTCAATATCATTGGATCCCGAAAAGCAACTCATTGCGGTGAATGCAAGACGGAGGATATGGTGGATGTGAAAAATAGGAAATGCATCGTGTGCCACAAGACCGTGCCATGTTACAACTATCCCAATCAGAAACGAGGGTCTCATTGCCGCGCCTGCAAGCTGGAGGGAATGGTTGATGTTCGTTCCACCAAGTGTGTGCTTTGCGATGCGAACCGACCGATCTACAACCTGCCAGGTCTCAAGGCAACGCACTGCCAAAACTGCAAGACTGCTGGAATGATCAATGTGAAAACGCCCAAATGTGTGGTGTGCGAGATCACCGTTCCCGTCTATAACAATCCAGGCGAACGAATCGGGAGCCATTGTTCGAAATGCAAATTGCCTGACATGATTGATGTACGTAATCAGGTCTGCAAATCGCCGTGGTGTAGCACCTATGTCAATGGAGTCAAAAATGATGGGTATTGCCTCCATTGCTACATCCATCTCTTTCCAGACAAACCAGTCGCACGAAACTACAAAACCAAGGAAACCTCTGTCGCAGAGCACATTACTACAACATTCGACAAGTACGATTGGGTGTTGGACAAAAGAGTTACGGATGGATGTTCACGGCGGCGGCCAGATCTTCTTGCCGATTTCGGTTCGCATATTGTGATCGTTGAGATTGACGAAAACATGCATCGCACTTATGATTGCTCCTGCAACAACCGACGAATTATGGAACTGGTTCTGGATGTGAACCCACACATTCAAGAAGGTCAAATCGTTGATGAAGACATTGGCTGTCGTCCAATAGTGTTTATTCGTTTCAATCCAGATCGTTACTATAACGCAGAAGGAAAAGCGGTGCCATCGTGTTGGACGTGTGGGAAGGACGGGATTGTCCGAGTAACACCCAGGCATCGCCAAGCCTGGCGACAACGTCTCTTAGCACTCACTGATGCTGTATCATACTGGAGCCAGCGAAAACCGGAGAAAATGGTAGAGGTGGTTCAGCTCTATTACGACCAAAACCTTGAGCCCCTCACATCCGCATCGCCCGCACCTCCATGTAGATCGGCGCCTC